AGTTATATCGCTATGGTCGGCTGTGTTATTGCTGGCATATTTACGTTATTCGTCGAGCCAGTTAGCGGCATCGGTATGATTGTCCTTGGGCCAATAGTGGCGCGTATATACACCGAGTTGATGTTGGTTATTTTTGAGATACACAGTGAGCTTAAAACCCTAAACGGAAAGTAATTGCACATGCTCTGCCCCGATGGCCGAATGGATAAGGCAACAACCTTCTAAGTTGTAGATTGAAGGTTCGAATCCTTCTCGGGGTACCATTTATATAAATATAAAAAACGTAATGTTAGACGTAGACCCTAACTACCGAGTGAATAATTCAGAAAACTCAGAAATACTAGTTGTAGGCGATAGCTGCCAAGACAAATTTACTTACGGCCATTCAAAGAGGCGGTGTCCAGATGTCCCTGCACCTGTTTTCACACCTATCAGGTCTGTGCACAACATGGGCATGGCCGGTAATGTTTTCAACAACCTTCAGTCGTTGGGCCTTGAGTGTGATCTCTTAACTAATAGAAGCAAATGCATTAAGCATAGATATATTGACCTTAAATCAAACCATACTTTCCTTAGGGTTGACTCCGAAGATAAGACTCCTAGGGTACGAGAAGACTGGAGAAACAATTACGATTTAGATAAATACAAGGCTATAGTTATAGCTGATTACGGCAAAGGTTTTCTGCACGAGGACGACATAAAGTACTTTTGTGACAATCACGATTCCGTTTTCCTAGACACGAAAAAACTAATAGGCACTTGGTGCAAGAATGTATTCATTATCAAAATAAATAGTCCCGAATTCGAATCAATTAAGAATAGTATAGATTTAGACGGATGGAAAAACAAACTCTTGGTTACCCTCGGCAGCCGTGGCTGTATGTTTAGCACTGAAAACGGCTTCGAGTATTTCCCTGTTGAAATGGTTGGTATTTCTGATTTGTCCGGGGCCGGAGATTCTTTTCATGCTGGCCTTGTCTACTCCTTCGTAAAGAGCAAAGATATAAAGCGTTCTATAAAATTCGCTAACTCCTTGGCAACTCAAGCAGTGCAGGAAAGAGGCGTCTCCTTTGATTTCTCTAAATGGGTCAAATCACAACTTTTGTAAAAAACATGAAAATAAAAATCAAGAAACTCAACGACAATGCAACCCTTCCATCTAGGGCAAGCGAAGCTGATGCCGGTTATGATTTATACAATCTATTAGACTCGACCCAAAGAGTCGAACCGGGTCAACGCCTCTTAATCAAAACCGGAATTAGCGTCGCTATTCCCGAAGGGTACTACGGTAGAATCGCTCCTCGTTCCGGATTAGCTCACAAACACGGCATAGATGTTTTGGCCGGTGTAATAGATTCTGGTTACCGAGGAGAGGTGGGAGTCGTTATTATTAATTTAGGAAGCGCACCTTACCTGTTCGAAGAAAACAGCAGGGTAGCTCAGTTGATTATTGAAAAATGTCACAGTGTAGAATGGGAGCAATGCGAAGATCTAAACAATTCAAACCGTGGAACTGGAGGGTTCGGAAGTACTGGAGAATGAAAAATATGAAAAACATAAAGGGCGTATTAGATGAAGACGGAAACGAAATGATGGCAAATCTTGTTTCCCAAATAACCAAATGGAAGATAGAGGCAAGCAGTAACTATAACGACGGTTGGACTCGAAAACACTACCAAGAGAAACTAGATGCTCTCAAGTCCGCCATAGACAAGGCCTATAACTAAAGGTGACGAAAAAACAAAAAGCCATATGGTGGACAATTATTATTATTGTATCGATATCAGTAGGTATATTTACCGGAACTTATTTGTCTGACTAATGAGTAAATCGGGAAAAGGAGTCGCCCTTATATGACATGCGCTCTTTGCGAACTAAAGGTAAGGATTCATACCTATGATGAATCTGACCCAAGATGGATCATAATTGATTGCATGAACTGTAAGCTTCCCATGTCAGTCTGGAGAGGGCAACCTCTTCACACAATGGAAGTATCAGAGCTTGACCGCCAAGAGATGGAGGAGTCCCTCAAGAAAGTCGCCGTAGAAAAGTTTGGCAATGAGGATTTTTATATAGATAAAAAACAAAATGAAATTCTCAACCATCTACACTGGCACGCAAGGCCCAACGGATGGAAGGCTCCCCTAAAATTTCGGATTAGAAATATAATAAGAGACCTTTGCAGAAAATGTATCAATACAAAGCAAAACTAATAAGAGTAGTGGACGGAGACACCGTAGACGCGATGATCGACTGCGGGTTTAGTACGTTCAAGAAGGAACGCATTAGACTGTACGGCATAGACGCGCCAGAGAGCCGCACCAGAAACAAAGCAGAGAAGAAAAGGGGCCTCGCAGCTAAAGCTCGACTGAAGGAATTAATTAAGGAAGGCAAGAATGAACTTATCGTAGAGACCTCTATCGATAAGAAGGGTAAGTACGGTAGGCTACTTGGAGAACTCTTCAACCCATCCGGGGTCGGGGCAAGCTATAATAAAACCCTAGTGAAAGAAGGTCACGCAACAGAATATTTTGGAGGAAAGAAAAAATGAAAAGAAAAAATTATGATATTTTACCAGAAGACTTTGAAGACGACCACATGGTGTGGTTTTGGTGACACCCAATAGCCGGTGTGGTGGAATTGGTAGACACGAGAGACTTAAAATCTCTTTCCCGTTAGGGAGTACTGGTTCGAGTCCAGTCACCGGTACCAGATTTATATGAAACAAAAAGACAAATTATTCAGACACAAAACTTGGTTTATTGACATAGATGGCACTATCGTTAAACATATGGGTGATGACGATATAGAAGGTCTCATAAGTGAAAAAAAAGGAAGAAGCCATCTTTACGAAAAAGTCATACCTAAGAGTGTGAAATTTATCAATAGCCTTCCAAAAGATGACATTGTTGTACTTACAACAGCAAGAAACCCCAATGTAGAACAACATACATTAAAAATGTTAAAAAGGTTTAAAGTTAGATATGATAAAATTATTTTTGATTTAAACCCCGGGCCTCGATATTTAATTAATGATATTTACGAAAATAACTTAACAGCTTACTCTATAAACGTCAAAAGAGACAAAGGCATAGAGATGTCTGCTGGTTGCCCCATCAAACCTCAAATATCATTGGTAACATGAGTGAAATAAAAGATATACTAGGCGAGATAGGCTATTCCAATATCGTGGATAACGGAAAAGAATATCGAATGAGACCTATCTATAGAGACTCCGGCAACAACTCCTCGCTAAAAGTAGATAAAAAGTCTGGTCGATTTATAGACTTTAGCGCAAACATTAAAGGCTCTCTTAGTGATTTAGTTAAGCTAACGCTTAATCTAAAAACATCTCAAGAAGCTGTAAAGTGGGTTTCCCAAAAAGGTATATCAACTCAAACACAGCCTGACCAAAGACCCGAAATCAAACACCCTAAAGTTTACTCCCTAGAGTACCTTGATAAGCTTATTCCGGACCATAGTTATTGGTTAAAGAGAGGTATTCCACTCGACACAATTAAGTTATTTAGAGGGGGTATTGCTGGAACTGGCAGGATGATAGGTAGATACGTTTTTCCTATTTTTAATTCTTCTAAGTCTATAGTTGGCTTTTCTGGCAGAGACTTGCAGCCTTCCAAGACTAGGCCAAAATGGAAGCACTTTGGAGAAAAGTCAAAATGGAAATACCCCCTGCACCTAAACTTTAAAGAGATTAAACAAAGAAAAAAAGTTATCCTCGTCGAGAGTATAGGAGACATGCTGTCCCTTTGGAACGCTGGATACAAACATAGCTTGATTACCTTCGGCGTAGACGTGAGTGTGGATCTGATAAATGTTTTACTCAAAATTGATCCGGATAAGATATTTATCTGCCTCAACAATGATATTAAAAGTTCTCAAGCTGGCAACGTAGCTTCCGAAAAAATATCTACAAAACTCAAGAAGTATTTCGATCCCCACCAAATCAAAATTAAACTACCCACTAAGAACGATTTCGGGGTTATGAATAAGGACGAAATAAACAATTGGGCTCATGGCTAAAGAAGAAAAAATACTATCAGCCTCCAGAATAAAAACGCTCGAGACCTGTTCTTGGTCTTACTGGATGAATTACCACGAGAAAGTGCCCCAACAACAAAACGAAGGGGCTCTCAGGGGAACAATAGCTCATTTAGTTTTCGAGCTTCTACTTAAACCTCGTCACGAAAAGTATATCAAATTAATCATAGATAGCGGATCTATTAGACCTTGCGGGGCGATTTCCAGACTGGTCTTGAAACATATGAACAGAGATGCTGAGAAATGGAATCTTCCGGAAATGTCCTCTGATGACACGTTTGAATTAATGGACAACATGATTCTGGTCGGTTTAAAAAATGACTTTCTTGGTGAGGGTGGCGAAATTAGAGACCCCGAGTACGAGTTCCTAATAGATAATAAAGACCCCGAGTACAAAATAAGGGGATTTATGGATAAGCCAATTCACTATGAAGATGAGCTTAAGATCGTAGATTACAAAAGTAGCAAATACAAATTTCGAGGAGAAGAGCTAACATCCAACATTCAAGCAATGGCCTACTCCCTTGCTGCGAGAAAAATATGGCCAGATAAAAAAGCTTTAGTTGAGTTTCTTTTTTTAAGGCACCCAAGGAAACCCTCTCAAGTTCTAGAGTTTAACGATGACCAACTGTTAGGTCTTGAATACTTTTTGGCAGAAGTATATCAAAAGATAAATAGTTATACAGAAAAGGACGCAAAATCTAACTACGCGAAAAACAGTAAGAAAAACGCTTGGCTTTGCAAAATAGGTTCTTGGAGGTGTCCGTACTTAAACAGCTACGACTACTGGCAGTTAGTAGACAAAGATAACAAAGTAATTGGGAGGTCGCTCAAAGACGATTTAGTACCGAAGAAGGGTCAAAAAACAGTCAAAAAGACTTATGACGGTTGCCCAGCCCACAAAAATCAAGAAAAAGAAGACTTGTTCGACTTTTTAGCTTGACCTCACCCCAACACTATCCTATAATTCGGGCATGGGAAGCATTATTCCATTGTGGAAATCTCATTATAGTGTTGGTAGGTCGATACTTACGCTTGGTGAACCAGTCAAAGATAAAGACCCCCTTGATCCGGATTCAGTGATTCAGCTATGCACCGAAAACGGTATAGATGATTTATTTTTGGTCGAAGATAGCATGACGGGCTTTCTGGAAGCCTGCACTAACGCTAAATCATCTGGTTTAAAGTTTAACTTCGGCCTTAGGCTTACTTTTTGTGAGGACTTATCCGTTAAAAACGAAGACTCCCTCAACACCTCTTGTAAATACATTATATTTTGCAAGAACAATACCGGTTACGAAAGGTTAATAAAGATCTACAGCGAAGCGGCTAAAGATGGTTTTTACTATGAGCCTCGAACAGATTTCAAAAACTTAAAAAAGCATTGGTCTAACGAAGACCTGTCTTTGGCGGTGCCTTTTTACGATTCTTTTGTTTTTTACAATAATTTACATAGTAAAACATGCATACCCGACTTCTCCTTTCTTGACCCTGTTTTCTTTATTGAGGACAACAACCTTCCGTTCGACAGCCTTCTAACTAAGCTTGTTGAAAATTACGCTTCAAAAGAGCTTAACTTGTCCAGTGATTCGTTAATAAAAACAAAATCAATTTACTATAAAGATAAAAAAGACTTTAAAGCTTACCTTACATTTAAATGTATAAACAAAAGAACAATACTGAGTAAACCCAACATTGAACATATGTGCTCTGATGAGTTCTGCCTCGAAAGCTGGAATGAAAAAAAATGATTAAATTACCACATACGCAAGAAATGGTAAAAGAAGCGAAGAGGTGGGCTACAGAGCTTGGTACTTTAAATAATTCTATAACGAGTGGTCGAGGAAATGCTGCTGGAAGAGTTGGAGAACTAGCGTTAAGCACCTACTTGAGTGTCGAAACTCCAAGTGATAAATATAACCACGATATTAATCGAAATGGTGAAACTATCGAAGTTAAAACGAAAAGGAGAATAGTAAAACCAAAAAGTCATTATGATGTATCCGTAGCAAAAACAAGCAATCACCAAAAGCCCGATAGATATGCTTTTATAAGTTTGCAATTTAAAAAAAGTAACTATTACGGAGAAGTAGCAGAAGGCCTACAAAGAAAAGGCGGGAAGCAATATTATGGACTAATAAATGTATGGTACTGCGGTGATATGTCATACGAAGAATTTTGGAAAGCAGCTGAGCTTTGGAAAAAAGGTCGCAAAGACAACTCGAACGGCTTTACTACTTTAGTGGATATGTATAATTTACCTATATCCGGCTTACATAAAACATTAATACCCGAAGCGCATGAAGACCCCTTTGATTTTTAAATAATGGACGAACATTTACTAAGATTCAACAAAGACAAGACCTTGCTTTTTATTGATTGCGAGACGTTTAACCTATGCCTAAACAGTGTTGAAAACCTTCCTTGGCAGGTTGGTATGATTAAAACCAAGAGCGGGTTCAATACTCAACCCGTGAAGAAGTGGGACCTTCACATAAAATGGGACACAGATTTGGAGATAGGCGAAGAGGCAGCAAGGATTACAAAATTTAACCCTTCAAAATTTGAGTCTTTAGCTATTTCCCCAGAGAAAGCTTTTGAAGATATAGAAAGGGAACTTGACTCCTGCGATTACATTGTCGGCCACAATATCTTAGGGTTTGACATTTACCTCATAAAAGACTACTACAATTACATGGGCAAAGACTACAGACATCTAGTTTCTAAAGTTATAGACACTAACTGTTTGGCAAAAGGCGTAAAAATGGACGTTCCTTTTCGCTCTAATAGCAACCCAGACGGCCTAACTCTTCATCAGTATAAGATGGTTCACAAAAGGAAAAGAGGGGTTAAAACCAATTTGACAGCGTTAGGTAAAGAATTCGATATTGACCACGATTATGACAACCTTCATGACGCGGTGGTTGACTTAGAGCTGAATATAAAGGTTTGGGATAAGTTAAAGTACATGGTAGATATATAAAATGCCTTCCTTAGATTACTTATACGACCTTTCTGACAAGTTAAAAGAAGATAACATAGATTATCTTTTAATTGCTATTCAAAAGAATAAAAAAGAAGAAGCCGCAGAAGTCTTGTTTAGACTAACAGATAAAGACAGTATGAATGCGTTAAAAACAATTTTACATAGACTAGATATTGAAGGAGCCGTAAGACCTTCCCAAAATGACGATAATGAATAAGTTCACCTCCGAATTAAAAGGCGTTTCTCTTGACATACATGGAGTCAGACTGCCATCTTTTAAACCAAAAAAGAAACAAGGGATAGACTTAGTCAAAGACGATAACTTTTCTTTTTTAAAGGCTTTATGCAGCGAAGGTCTAAAGACCATAGAACTGTCTGGGAAAAGACAAGACTATGTGAACAGGACAAAAAGAGAGTTGGGCATAATAAAAGAATTAGGATTCGTCGATTACATATTACTCGTATACGATGTGGTCAATTTCTGCGAAGAGGAAGGTATCCCAACTGGTTTGGGAAGAGGTTCCGCTGCTGGCAGTCTCGTTTTATACCTCATAGGGGTCACCCAAATAGACCCAATAAAATATGGACTATACTTTGAGAGATTTATATCCAAAGCTAGGGCAAAAAAACAAGTCATAGACGGAGTAACATATTTAGATGGGAACTTAATGTGCGATGTTGATTTGGATATTTGCTATTACAGTCGCCCAAAAGTTTTGAGATACTTAGAGGATAAATTCAAAGGAAAAACCGCGAAAATCCTCACCCTCAACACATTAAGCGGTAAGCTTTTGATAAAAGAGTGCGGAAAGGTTGTCGGAGAAAAAACGGAAACCGAAATGAACTCAGTTTCCAACTTAATACCGAAAGTTTTTGGAAAAGTTCAAGATATCCAAACCGCCAGAAAAGAGGTAGCCGAGTTCGAAGATTGGTGCAGCAATAACGAAAAAGTCTACACTGTCGCCAGAAAGATAGCGGGGTTAATAAAAAACAAAGGAGTTCACCCTTCTGGGATCTTGTTGTCTTATGATGACCTTAACAAATCTTGTCCAACCGAGCTCTCTTCTGATAAAGATCCCGTTTCTGGGTTTGACATGAATTGGGTCTCCTTATCCAATGTTAAACTTGATATATTGGGCCTGAGAAGTGTCTCTGTTGTTGATCAGGCCTGCAAGGAGATAGGGATAAAAGTTACTGATATAAACCTTAACGATGAATTCATATACCAACAAACGTATGACCTAAAGTCTCCTCATGGAATTTTCCAAATAGAAGCTGACGCTAACTTTAGAGTTTGTCAGAAAGTTAAGCCTAAAAACCTAGAGGAGTTGAGCGCCGTGCTTGCTTTGGGCAGACCCGGGGCTTTATCTTTTGTAGATCAATATTCAGACTTTAGCAACAACAATGTTTACGAAGCTATACATCCTTTTTTCGACGATATCCTAAAGAACACAGGCGGAGTCTGTTTGTATCAAGAGCAGATGATGCAGATGGCCAACAAAGTAGGTTTTACCTTGGACGAAGCCGAAACCCTAAGGAGGATAGTAGGTAAGAAAAAAATTAAAGAAGTTAGAGAGTGGAAAAAGAAAATCAGAAAGAAGGTAGAAGAAAACAGGCTAAGCTCTGAATGGACAGGTACTAAAGGCCAAGTCGACGTTGGAGATGTACTATGGAGCGTCTTAGAGGATTCCGCAAACTATTCTTTCAATAAGTCTCATTCAATAGCCTACGCTTCCCTTTCAGCGGCCACTATATATCTCAAATTTAAGCACCCAAAAGAATTCTTTTTGGCCTTATTAAAAATGACTCGTCACGAGCCAGATCCAATTAAAGAGATATCTAAGATAGAGCAAGAATTTGACCTTTTTGGCATTAAACTGCTCCCCCCTCACATAATTAAATCTGACTTGGATTTTAAGATCGAAGGAGACGATATTCGCTTCGGATTGCTTTCGATCAAAGGCATATCCGATAAGTCGATTGACAAATTAA